CGTATTTAATATCATCATAGTACTTGGTTTTTGCATTTTCTAAATGCGACTTTGCTTGAGCAACTTGCTCCTTCAAAGCTAGTTTTTTTCTTTTTATATCTTTTTCGTCATCAACATCTTGATCAAAAGAAAAACTATCTTCCATCATAAACTCTATTTCTTCTGAGTTTAAATGAGGTTTTGTTTGTTTATAGTATTCTTTTAATAAAGATAAATTATCTAACTGTGAATAATCTTGATTTAACTTAACGTAATCATTTATATCTCCACCTGTTTCGTTCATAAAATCAACAAGCTTTTGTATATTTTCAGGCAAAGGTTCACCTGTTTTCTCTGCTTCAACAATAGCTTCTTCAGCTTGCTCTGTTAACTCTTCAACTTTTTCTTTTGTTTCTTCAGTTATTTCCTCAACAACGGGTGCTTCTTCATTTTGAACTTTGTCGGTGCTTTCTCCGGTAGGTTCTTCATTTGTTGTTTCGACGTTTTCTTCGAGTACCTTTTCGCTAGTTTCGGGTTTGTCGCGTACAGGAACCTCATCTGTGCTTTGCTCTGGAACGGCATCTGTTTCTGTTTTTTTAGTTAAATCTACTTTGATGACATTATCATCTTTTTGTTCTTTATTTTTACTAAGATCTACCTTAGTAACATTGTCTGTTTCTTTTTTCTTTTTTGCCATAATATAATATAATAATAATTAATAATTTTTATCTAGGTCCAAACTGAGACATATCACCAATAGCTCCTAATATATCATTACCTGATGACTCAAACTTTTTAGCAGGTTGATTACCTTTTCTTTGTTCTATTAGTTCAGACTGTTGACTAGCTTGTATTCTAGTTCTTTCATCTTTACGATCCTCTTTCATTGTTTCTTTTTGTTTAGTGCTTTCTACTTCTAAACCTTTTAACTGCATGTTAAACTGAAACTCTAAAGCCATAAGTTGTTGTTTAGCTTGTATTTCAAACTGCATCTTCTGAGCGTTTAACTGTGCTTTTAGTTGTTCTAATTGAGCTTCAGACTGCGTAAGTGCTTGTTGTTTTTGTACTTCCATTTGAGCAGCAGCTTGTTGTTGCATTGCATTAGCTTGTGCTTGTGCTTGCATATTTTGCTCTTTCATTAATTGTTGTTCTTCAAGTTTCTTTTTTCTACGTATTTTTAAAACTTGATTAGCTAACTTAACATTACTTATCTCTCTAACGTCTATAGCGTCTTCTAAATCTATGGTTTGCTGCTGCAATGCCATTTGTATATTGTTTTCGAGCATTGCTTTTTCTTCACTATCTGGCATGAGTTCTATAAATATACCAAAGTCATATAAGTGAAGTTCAGACATTTCTTCAAGTGTAGCTACGTTATGCACACCTATAGCCTGTATAAAAGCATCTTTTGTTGGTGAGTATTCTATAATATCAGATATTCTAAGAGACAACTGTTCTGATACTTCTGCTGTTAAAAACAAACCAGCATCTAATATGTGTCTCGTAGCAGTGTTACTATTAGCTGCGGCTATTTTTTGTATACCAACTAAAGCCCTGTCATCCGGTGTGCTACCATCTCTAGCTTCGTTTAATCCGGTTACATCTCTTATCATCTGCAAATAATAATTATAATTACCTATAAGCGCTTGCATTTTACTACCACCAGAGTTAGAAGATATTTCTTGTATAGGTACTTTGCCAGGATTCATATCACCGTCAGAAGTAAAACTTCTACCTATAACACTACCTGTTTGGAAAAACATATTTAAAGCTTCTTGCGGATTATAATTAGTACCGTTACCTAAATCTATTTCAGCAAGTCCATCAGCATCTAAATAAACACCATCAGGTATTAAACGCGACATCACTTGCTGTAGTTTTAAATGTGTAAGCTGAATCATATCAGCAAAACCAGTAATTCTTCTAACTAAAGAATCTATATTTCCTTTATACATACGAGGCGCTACAATACTATAATTCATTTTAACTTTAGTAAAGTCGCTTTTTGGCCTCATCATATTTTTAGCCATACCCCAGCTTAAAAGTTTATTTGTACCAACAACCATAGCACCTTCAAATAAAACCTCTATAACTCTGTCTAATTTAGAAAAACCACCTTCCATATCTTCTGGTGGATTAAATTGATCATCTTTTTCTATAGCTTTTTCAGAACCAGTAGCTGTTTCTTTTAACTTATAAACTTCGTTCATATAGGTTTTATAATTATAATATAAAACTTGAACTTTATTGTTATCAAATTCATCATAACTACTAGCATTTTTATAAGAGTTGTTTGTATATAAAGATCTAGATCTTATTATTTCTTCTAAATCAGACTCTTCTAAATGTGGAAATTGTTTAGCTAGTTCGTTTATTGGTATTGTTTTTACTTCACCAACATAATATATATCATCAAAATGTGGAGACTCAGTATAAGAATAAACTAAATCTGCAGGGTCAACATATTCTATAGTAGCACCTTCAGATGTTGTAAAATTAGTTTTAACAGCACCTATACCTAAAACGGTTAAATCTCTATAAAACCTTTTTTTAATTAAATCATATCTACTTCCGTCCATTAAAACGTTTATGGCTTGTTCTTCTGCTATTTCTACAGCTTGTTTATAAGTTAGCTGCATATGTAGTTCTAATTCTTCTTGTGTTTCTGGAACTTCTTCAGGATCGTTTTGGTATAAGTTTATATTAAACTTTTCTTGTACAAAATCGTTCATCTCTTTGTTACGCATATCATCTAATATAGACTGCATATATTGAGTTCTTTTTTCTATACCGTAAGGGTCTTGAGAATAAGCTTTTACTTGATAAACTCTTTCTGACATACCATTAACAACTATATCTACAAACTTAGGTATAATAGGTACTGGTGTCCAATCAAGATTTAAATAGCTTAAGTCACCATTTATAGATAACTCATCTTTATATTTTTGTATTGATTGATTACCTTCAGCATATAATCTTAATCTATGAAAATCATTATAATGCTTGTGGTATCTATTTAAACCTTGGTCTTTATTAAACCACTCGTGTTCTATAGCCTTAGCAACTTTTAATCCATAGTCATAACTAAGTTTTTCTGCATCACTTACAACTTGACTCGGGAAATAATTGTTAATATACTCTGCCATCTGTTATTTTATTATTTTAGATGTATTACCAGTATTAGTATACCTAGCAATACTTATGTTTAATTTGTCTCTTTCAATTTTAGCGTTTGGTCTATATAAATTTCTATTACAAGCCATAACAGCTAAGCCAGAACTTATAGTTGCGTCAAACTTAGTTCTTTTTGTTATGTCAAATCTAGCCCAATCATTTAGTGTTTTATTAAAATATATATTACCATAAACACCATCTTCTAAATGACCAACATGTTGCTGTATGTACATTTCAATAGCCGCAGCATGTGCTTGTTTTATATCTTCGCTAGAGTTTGGTATACCACCTATTTCTTTTTCTGAAGTTGATAGTTTATTCCAAATTTTATCTGGCCTGTTCATACTATAACCTCTATAACCTCTACGTCTTAAATGATATAATAATCTAGGTTTGTTGTTTTCTGCAAGCAATGGCATACCGTAAAAAACTAATGCCATTAATACGTCTTCAAAAAATATCTCTGCTGTTTGCGGTCTTGCTATATATTCTAAGAAAAAATGATTAGGTGGTGCATCTTCCATGCTAAATTTAGTTAAACCGTGTAAAGCACCGTTAGAGCCTTTGCCATCTACTGTACCTGATATATCATAACTATCACAACCAAAAGCACCCATGTGTTCGTTTCCAGGATATTTAATACCTTTTTTTACAATTATTCTATTTTGCATTTGGCTAGGTGGAAACCAACTTACATTAAACCTGCCTTTTGGATCTGGATAAAATATAACTTGTGTATCTTTAACACCATTTACCCACTGAAAATTACCAGTGTTAACATTACCTTGTGCGCCAACGCCTTCGTTATAATCTATTTGTTCGTATATCTTAACTAAATTAAATATACTATTTTTTGCTTCGTCTCTAAACGCATGCTCTTCAGTTCTTGGAAACTGCCTGTAAAACTCGTTTAAAGCATCTTGATCGTTTTTTAAACCTTCAGCTTCATTATTCCAATGATCAATTATGCCATAATCTATTAGTTCGCCATCTGGCCCGAAGACATCATGATCAGGCATATGATAGACTGGTTGTCCGTATTCGTCAAGAAATCCTTCATAGTTCCATTCCATTGGGACAAAAAGAGAATATAAACCA